CGTTACGGTAGCAATCCTGCGCATGCTCCCTATACCATAAATCTCAGGTTGTAAAGGCTGATTGCTGTACTTTATGGGCCACCTGGGTACAATATTAGTATACAGGAGAAATAAATGACACGCCTCATCAAATTAACAAAAGACCAACTGAAAGCTCGAGCCAAACAGGATAAAGAAGACCGCGAACTCAGGATTATCGAAAGGGACCTCGCAAAAGCTAACGGCACGCACAAAATTACACGGAAGAAACAAGGCATGTTTCAGTTTCCAACTTTTACATGCAAGCACTGCAACAGAGAGATGCACGCTGAGATGTACAATGCCTATCATAAAGACAATTGTGCTCAGAATCCCGACAAATGAATTCCCCAGTCTGGGTGTGAGGCCAAACAGGCCTTTCTACCAACCCACGTCTCCACCCAGACGCTTCAAACCCCTTAGATACCTAATACTCCATATAGATAATTCGGAACGTTCCAGAGTTGTGTGAACGATTGCTCCAGTATTATAATATGAAGGCATTTATCGACAAAAATCTCAACAAGTTTATTAGCAGAAAGCTGATGGTATGGTTGACATCAACCGGGCTATTAATTTCTGGCTCTCTAGAGTCGTCAGATTATATAGCGGTCACTCTGATTTATCTCGGTTCGCAAGGACTTGCAGATATTGCTAAGACATGGAAGGGAGATAAGTAAATGGGAATGAAATCAGTACAAAAACTCATCAGCAAATTGCCTGATGTAGAACTGGATGAGAAAGATATCCAAGCAGCATTGCTGGCAGTGCTATATGATATCGAGGGTGATACGGCCCAACATGCTCGTGCTCGCATTGAAGCCCTCAGGCTCCTAGCAGACATTACTTTGAAAAAGAAAACAGATGCTGAAGATGATTTTGGTGAGGCAGCCGTCCTTAAAATATTGGCTGGCGGGAAAAAGTAACCAGTATCTAATAGGCAGGTGCTGCGACCACAGGGGTTAATGTACTGAAACAACAAAGAGGATTAACAAATGGCAGACGCAGTAATTACTAAACAACCAATATTTGCATCAAGTGTGCAAGTAGAACTTTCAGCACCTTCAGGTTCGGTAGCTGGCGAGTACAACGCAATCAAAATTCCTGATGGACGCTGGAAAATTAACAGTGTTTTTGGAATCAAGGAAGGAAACAGCGCAGCAACTGACACATCAATCTCAGTTGGTGTTATGAGTGAAGACCTTTCTTCGTTCGTACACGCAATCTCGGTCTGCTCTGGCGCAATGCAAGACGGCCAGATTTTGCCAAGCATCTCAGGCACTGATGCAGCGTTTGCTGGTGGCTTGATGCTATCGGGAAACACGGCCGGTTTGGTAGTCTCAGGTGGTCAACATTTGTACGCAACTTCTACTTCCGTCGGAACCGGTGGTAACGCTGCGGCAAGCTTGTTCATCAATTTAACAGCTGTATAATAGCGCGTATATAATCTAAATGTTGATGCGGGTGGGCTCCAATCGGTGGGCCCACCCTGCTCGCTAGTATCAGAAGGAAGAAATTGACATGAAAAACAAAGAAGCAATGAAGAAAGCAGCCGAACAGATGCTGCAAAAGCTCGAGAACATCGATATGGACAACATCGAATCAATCAATATTCAACTAATTATGAGTGGCAACGCACCCAAAATGAAAGATGAAGATTATGACGATGACATGTCCGCTGAAGATGAGATGAAGGCTGCCGGAAAACGTAAGGTTAAGGACGACGAAGAAGAAGAAGCATAATCATGGCAGTCGTACCCGATAGGGCACAATTATTTGGTGATGAGATTACAGTATGTCGTGAAGACTTCGTGTATTTCTGTGAGAATTATCTGAAAATCATCGACCGTGATGGTAATTTAGTTCCATTCAAAATGAAGCCGGCACAGCGCCAACTTTTTGAAGCAATTGGAAATAACCCATGGCAAATCATCCTGAAAGCCCGACAAATGGGCTCATCAACAATCATCGCAGCCTTCTTTTTCTGGAAATCGCTGTTCATTCCCAATGAGAGATGCCTAATTGTTGCACATACACACGAAGCTGTTCGCAACATTTATCGTATCTACAAAACATTCTACGACCATCTGCCCAAGTTCCTCCAATTCAGGACAAAAACGTCGTCAGCCAATGAAATCGTCTTTTTCCACGGTGGTACCATTCGTATCTCCTCAGCAACTGGACAGAACTTTCGTGGTGCAACGTACAATAACATTCATTGTTCTGAAACAGCTTTCTGGAAAGACATCGCACAAACAATTGCCGGTCTATTCCAAACTGCAACCGGTAACAGCAACATTATTATTGAAACGACGGCAAACGGCCTGAATGCATTTCATTCTTTGTGGGTCGATGGCGACAACGGATTCGACAAAACGTTTGTTAGCTGGACAATGGAACCCGACTACAAGCTTGATGAGATTGATATGCAACCGTCAACTCAGCTGCTCAATTATGCTAAGGAGTGGGGACTGACAGAAAAACAAACCTGGTGGGCAGCACAAACGCTAGCAGTCAGATGTGCAAACTCGTGGCCAATCTTCTGTCAGGAATATGCAATTGATGCCATGACATGTTTTGTCTCGTCAGGCGACCGTTTCTTCAACGAGGTCTACCCACATGCACAATTCAAAGAAGGCTATATCGAATACGAACCGCACAACGCGCAAAGTGCTTATGTATTGGGAGCTGACACTGCCTCAGGCTCGGCTACAGGTGATTACAGCGCTTTTATCGTACTTGACGTAACAAGCGGTCGACCAAGAATTGTCTCATCGTTTGTTGGTAGGGATAGCCCGATACAGTTTGCCAGACTGGTTTACAGCGAGTGTAAAAAGTACAATGCCACAGCAGTTATTGAATCCAATTCATACGGTCTGAGTATCATTGAATACCTCAGGCACCAGGACTATGGCAAATTGTTTACCAACGAGAAATATGATGACATGCAAAAAGTATGGACAACCAAGATAGGGTTCAACACCAACTCAAGAAGTCGTCCTATTCTTCTGTCAAAACTACAGCAATTCGTTAATGGCAATGAGGTAGCTATCATTGACGAGAGACTCAAATTTCAATTCAACACATTCATTTACAACGCGAAGGGTCGACCAGACCATGCTCCTGGTGCACACGACGACCTGGTCATTTCATTAGGCTTGGCACTTCAAGGAATTGACCAGTGCATGATTGATGTAACTATGGAACGCCGCGAAGCACCAACAAATCTTGCTGATGTTATCAACATAGAAAGACAGACAGGCCGGACAGTATCCCAGTTGACTGAGGAAGGCTATTTTGCACAATCGGGCGATGAAGAAAGTTGGTTTGTCAGACCTGAGTAGAAGACGACCCCAGTAGATAGAATGAGGGCCGCCGCCTCTGAAGGGCGTTTACTCGTCCTATGGACGTAAAGAGGTTAAAATGAGTTTACTAAACTCGACAGCGATGGCCGAACTGGCTAATCGTTTTGATGCTGAGAATAATACCCCAGCACCAGCACCAGTGGTCGAAACTGAAGCCCGCGCGGCTCCAGAACAATCGGCAGGCGAAACAGACGAAAAACAGGAATCCCAGGATTCGTCATCCACTGAGGGAAAAACTGATGAGGGCTCACACGCAGTTCCATATAAGCGTTTCAAACGTGTCAACGAGGCGAAGAATGAACTTCAGTCACGTAACTCGACTCTAGAGAAACAACTAGAAGAAATGCGAGCCCAAATGGATAAAAAGTCCACTACTCCAACTCCGGAGCGGGATGAGATTGACGATATCTTTAATTTTGATGACCAGGAAACTCCGACTGATGACCGTTATTCATCCCTGGAAACACGATTAAGGTCATTCGAAGAAAAACAGGCACTCACAGAACTGGAAACAGAACTGGAAAGCGTCACAACTCAGTACCCAAATGTTCCAGAGTCGATTCTGCTACAATCTGTTGTTAACGACCCAAACGCAAACATGGCTGAGGTTGCTAAAATGTACGACGGATGGCTATCAGAAGTTGAAGAACGTGCAATCGCTCGATATGCTGCCACTCAAAAAGATGCAGTTAGGGCTCCACGACGACCAGCTGCATCAGGAGGAACAGGACCTACTACAAATCCTCGTCCGCGCACAATGGAAGAGGCACGTGCAAGTGCACTGTCTTACTGGAAAGAAAAACATAACCTCAAGTAACGTTTCATAGGAGAAACCAATGGCTAGTATCAATACCCTCACCGACATCCTCAAAGATTTTTATCTTGGACCGTTGGCAGAACAATTAAATCAAGAAATCATGGTCTACGACATGTTTGAAAAAGCAGCTGTAGATTGGTCGGGACGACGTGTTGTCATTCCGGTTCACGTTGCACGAAACACCGGCGTTGGCGCCGCACTCGACGACGGCCAGCTACCAACTGCTGGTTCGCAGGATTTCGAACGACTGGAAGTAGACGCTAAGTTTGTTTACGGTCGATTCAACATCACCGGTCCAGCAATTGCTTCGGCAAAAAGCGGCCCAAATGCATTCATCAGTTACGTTGATGCTGAAATGACCAAGCTTGGCGACGACGTTAAGACATGGGCAAACCAGCGTGGCGTCTTTGGTGGTAAGGTCCTAGGTTACCTCTTCGATGGTGATGAGGCAACTGCTGTTCAGCCTTACTCGGGTCGAACTGTTGGGATGACAGTTAACACTGCAACCGCATTGGTTGACATTGTTCGTCTAGACACCTATGCAACAATCGTAACGAATGCTCGAGTCAATGCTGTAACCAACCAGTCAATGACTTTCAGCGCTGCACTTGGCGCTTCGACGCTAGCAGCACTTAGTGCTGGCGCTCCAGCTGACACGGTGTGGGCTGTTGTGGCAACTTCGGTTTCGACAATCATCAACAACGTTGCTGGTGCATGGAACGCTGAGCCGGCTGGAATCACGACTAACCTCGCTGACCCAACCCACTTCACTGTTGACCGTACTGACGCGACCGGTGCTTCGGCACTTCAGTCGACACACATCAAGTGTGGTACGCTAACCGGTGATGCTTACACTGCTCTGTCACTGGACAGGATGCAGGCGGTCTTGGACCTTATCCTTGAGGAATCCGATTCGGCTCCTGAGGTTATCCTGATGAACCCTGCAATGCGCCAGGAGTACACATCGTTGCTAGTTGGTACCTCCGCTGGCAACCTCTACGTTGATGCTTCTAAAGCAACTTCGGGTGATGGTGGTTTCACGGGTCTTGCTTACGGTGGCATCCCACTGAAGACAAGCAAGGACTGCTTCAAGGGTACATTCTTCTTCATCTCTGCGAAGAGCTGGAAGCTGTGCGAACTGGAAGCACCTGGATTTGCTGACCTGGACGGCGCGATTCTTTCGCGAGTGGTCAATCAAGACAAATACGAGGGGTTTTACCGCTTATATTATAATGCAGTCTGTATACGACCTAATGCTAATGGAGTTCTCACAGGGATTGACTTTTAGGGTTGTACAACTAAGTAATTAGTTCTATAATGTAGCTGGATGGGGAAACCTGTCCAGCTACATTAGTTTACAGGAGTAATTATGAAAGCAGTTGTATATGAAATCAAGAACACAAAAACAAACGAGCGCTATGTTGGTTCAACGACATTGGAAGACTTTGAAAATGAAAGACGCTGGAAAAAGCATCGTCAGCACCTGAGTCGCAATAATCACGACAACATAAAACTACAGAAAGCTTGGAATGTGTACGGAGAAGAATCATTTGAAATGAATGTGATGGAGCAGTGCACTAGTAGGAAGGCAGCATATGTTCGTGAGCAATGGTATTTTGACAACATGTGGAGCGAATGCCACTACAACATTCTACCGATTGCCTTAAGCCCTATCATTGCATATGCAGGAAATAGAAAAGGAAAGACAAATTCTGCTGCACATCGAAAAGCAATTAGCGAAGGTAATAAGGGGAAAGTTGTGTCGCAAGAGACACGCAAAAAGATGAGTTTGTCTAGTGTTGGACATTCAGTTTCAGAAGAAACACGAAAGAAAATGAGTGCAAGCAACTCAGGCAAAACTAGAACAGATGAGACAAAAATGAGGATGTCACTAGCATCTAAGGGCAAACCCAAATCTGAAGCGCACAAGAAAAGTATGAGCATCGCCCAATCAGGAAGTAAAAATGGGATGTATGGTAAAAAGCAAACCAAAGAAGCACGCGCCAAAATGGTGAAGAACTCTGGTTCCAGAGGTAAACCAACCTCAGATGCACAAAAAGCTGCTGCCAGCGCTGCACAAAAATTGCGCTGGGCAAATGCCCCCACGTTAGTGTGTGACCATTGTGGCTATGAAACAAAGAATTCTGGTATGCTCAAACGCTGGCATCAAGACAACTGCAAGAAGAACGTTCTCATTTCGACCCCAGTATGATATAGAACCCGGGAAGTAATATGAGTGAGACTAGTTTAGATGAAATGCTCCGAATGCGAAAAGAGCTGGCTGCAGAAAAGTTAGCAGCTTCAAAGGATGCCACATCAACCTCCCAAGCCAAAAAGGCAATGAAAACGAAAGGTATGGTTTCTAAGGCAGGAACCCTTGCCGGAACTGTAATCGGTGCTATTTATGGTCAACCACAACTGGGCGCGACAATTGGTGGCGTGGTGGGTGGTCAAGCCGGCGGTATGCTAGCTGACAATAAAATAAAGTCAGCCGAAGCAAAAAAGAAATATAATGAACTGGGCGGAGAAGAAGAGGACCCAATTCAGGGGCTAATCGGCAGTCTGTCAAAATATGGTGGCATGCTCGGCGGCAGTGATGGAGCTGATACTGACATCCTGAAAGAACGACTCTAGAGGAAATACATGTCATTTGAATTAAAAGACGTCATTAAAAAGGTGACCGATTCTAAGGCTGCAAAAACAGTTGAAGAACGAACCTGGGACCTGAACCAACGATTCCTTCAAGGCAATCAGAATATTAGCTATGACAGGAATCTTCAGTCATACACAAGCAATAAGGGAAGCTCAAATGTCCCCGTAATTAATCAGTTGCTTCCGTTGTATAGAACTGTACTGTCAAAACTAGCTGCATCATATCCAGGTGTTGTTGTGCTACCTGCATCGCCTTCTAAGGAAGATATTGCCAAAGCACAGGCTTCTGAAGCAGCTCTTCGATATTACTGGAAAGCTGAAGATATCGGTTCAGTCATAAACAAGGTCATTGAGTACTTACTAATTTTTGGCAACGCCGGAATGCTTAGTTATTATGACCCTGATAAAGACAAGGTTTGCACCAAGCCCATCAACCCATTTGACATTTTTTATGAGTCAGGCCTTGCCGAGATTGCTGATGCTCGATGGGTTGCCATTCGCCAGTTCTACGACAAGGATGACCTGATTGAGGCATACCCAGAATTCACGAAAGAAATTGAGGAAGCTAAAGAATCAAGCGGGACGGCTGGTCTCCAACAGAGCAACTCTTATTCAAACTCCGTGGACTACATCCCACCAGGCAAAGTAGACGTCTACGAGGTCTACCTGAAGAACGGGAAGTATGGTTTCTTGCTCAACGAAACGTTCATTTTTGAAAGTGAGACGCCTGCCAAGATTTTCCCATTTCAGCATGTCAAGTTTACTGAGATTCCTAATCGTCTTTGGGGCCTGTCAATGCTATCGCCGTTGATTGAACTGCAGAGCTACTACAACAAAGCTCGCGGCCAAATCCTTCAGAATGTGGAAATGATGGCCAATCCAAAATGGCTGATTCCAAAGAATTCAGGTATTGCCCCGAATGCAATTACACAACGTGCTGGCGAGAAAATCTTCTTCAGTCCTGCCGGTGGTGCACCTACACAGGTTGCTGGCGCTCCAATTCCTGCATACGTCATTGACAATATTCGTCAACTACAATCTGAAATCATGGATGTG